ATAAAGATTTTGTAAAACGTATCCTTTATAAGGATAAATATCCTGCTATAGAGAATGAAGATGGCAGTGTGTCTACTCATAGGATGGCAGCAGAAAAGGCTCCAGACGGGCGGTGGCTTGTCTTCCCAACTATTGTTAATACAAAAGATGGGTTAGTTGAGTTTCCTGTTGGTGAAGGAGTGTTTCCAGAAGAAGCATGGAGACACGCCCTTGGCACTCAGGAATACATTGAATTTAAAGATGGTAAAGAAGCTCAATGGTTTGCTCGTGAAGGCTATAAAGCACTGTGGGATGAAGAAGCAACCAAGGACACTCCTCCGTAGCTATGGAACTCAATTTCGATCTCCACTCGAAACAGCAGGAGGTCTTCTTATCTTCTGCCAAGAACAAGGTAGTTGCTGCAGGTAGACGAGGTGGCAAGAGCTACCTTGCTGCTATTCTATTGTTGATTAACGGTCTTAAAGACGAGAACGATGCAGGCTTTGACATCCGGTTAAAGGAAGTCTGGTACATCGCACCTACGTTCAATCAAGCCAAAGACATCATGTGGAAGCTCTTAAAGGACATTGGTAAGGATGTTATCTCCTCTACCCTTGAGAACACGGGTGTTATTAAATTAATCAACGGACGAATCATTCAAATTAAAGGTTCTGACCGTCCAGAGACATTGCGTGGGTCAGGCTTATCCTTTGCGGTATTGGATGAGTTTGCCGACATGCGTCCTGAAACCTGGGAAGAAATCGTCCAACCCACCTTGATGGAAGTCAACGGGGATGCTTTCTTTATTGGAACGCCTAAAGGAAAGAATCACTTCTACGAATTGTGGAAGTACGCTGATAGCGGTCAGGATGATGACTGGGAAGCATTTCAGTTTATCTCTACGGACAATCCCTACATCCCGGAGAAGGTCGTTGCCAAGATGAAGCAGCGGATGTCTGCTCAAACCTACCGACAGGAATTAGAGGCAAGTTTCGAAGCCTCTGGTGGTGGTAGTTTCAACTCCGCAGAGTGGATATACATGGATGCACCTCCAGAAAGAGGGAATATCTATATAGCAATGGATCCTGCTGGCTTTACCGAACAAAAAGGCAAGATGAATTCTGTTTTGAAGAAACTCGACGAACATTCCATTGCTGTAGTGGAAACCGGTGACTGGGGATGGTTTATCCATGACGTCATCCACGGCAGGTGGGGAATAAGAGAAGCAAGTCTACAATTTATCCGAGCGTGTCAGAAGTGGAAGCCCGTAATGGCAGGGATAGAGGGTGGTACACTGGAGAAAGCCATGCGCCCGTATCTGGAAGACCAGATGAAGCGTTTGAGCATCTTTCCTAAATTGCACAATCTGACCCACGGGAACCAAAAGAAGACCGACAGAATCTTATGGGCTTTACAAGGTAGATTTGAGAATGGTCGTATTTTCTTCAAAAAAGATGCAAAATACCTCAAAGCCCTGGAAGCGCAGTTACTGGATTTTCCAAATCAAATGGCGCATGACGACTTAGTGGATAGTCTGAGTTACATCGACCAGTTGTCAAAAGTCCCCTATTATTCTGAAACTATGATACAAAACGAATACGAACCCTTAGATATGCTGGCAGGTTATTGATGGCTACACAATTAGGCGTTATGTACGACCCGGATTCCGATGATAAAGAAATTAACTCGGTTGAAGGTCAATTAGTCAGTTGGGTCATGGCCCATGTAAAAGAATGGGAGGATTACCGTGATAACAACTTTGAACAGCGTTGGGAAGAATACTACCGCATCTGGCGTGGCGTCTGGATGGAAAAAGACAAGTCCCGAGAGTCAGAACGATCGAGGCTTATATCACCCGCTACGGCGCAAGCCATCGAAGTCTCCGCCGCAGAAATAGAAGAAGCCATCTTTGGTAAAGGAAAATGGTTTGATATTACGGATGACGTAGAAGACCTTGAAAAAAGTGACTTAATTCTCTTTCGTAACAAGCTAATGGAAGATTTGAATGAATTTGGCTATCCCAGGGCATTCTCAGAGATTATTTTAAACGGTTGTATCTACGGGACGGGAATAGGGAAGATATCCGTTGAGGAAAATGAAATCTATGAGTTTGGTGTTGGTGCGACAGACGGTTATGCCGACATCATGCCAGAGGTTAAGGACAAGGTTAAGGTTAAGCTCACTGCGGTAGAACCCAGAGAGTTCGCCATAGACCCTGCCGCGAGAACCATTGATGAAGCATTGGGCTGCGCGCACAGTTTGTTAGTCCCAAGACACTCGGTGACAATGAAAATGCAGTCAGGGATGTACCGTAATGTCTCTTTGGGTACGTTTTACGACAGCTTTAACAGCTCAGAGAAGGGCGAGATACGCACAGGCAGTGAGAATCAGGTAAAAGTCACTGAATATCATGGATTAGTCCCGGAAGTCTTTTTAGAAGGGTTAGATAAAGAAGAAGACGAGTTAGAAGCCTTTTTTGAGACTAATTCCGAAGGTGAGATGGATGAAGACGAGGTTTTAGTCGAAGCCATTGTCACAATCGCCAATGACGGTGAATTATTGAAGGCTGTCAGAAATCCTTACGTTATGAAGGACAGATGTTTCGTTGCCTACCAACACGACACCGTTCCTAATCGTTTCTGGGGCAGAGGCGTAGCTGAAAAAGGATATAACCCCCAAAAGGCACTGGATGCTGAGTTAAGAGGACGTATAGACGCAATGAGTCTTGCGATTCACCCAATGATGGCGGTTGACGCCACGATGCTACCCCGTGGAGGTGATCTATCTGTTCGACCTGGCAAGAATATTATGATTTCTGGCGACCCACGGCAGGCACTCATGCCCATGAACTTCGGTCAAGTCGGGACTAATACCTTTCAGGAGTCTGGTGATTTGGAGCGAATGATTCAAATGGCAACGGGTGCAATGGATTCAGCCACCCCGGTGTCCAGCAATCAACGCAACAGCACTCTTGGTGGTATGTCCATCATGCAGGCGGGTGCAATTAAACGCTCAAAGAGGACATTAGCCAACATAGAAGCCACCTTTACCAAGCCTTTGATTAAAAAGTCTGCATGGCGAATGATGCAGTTCGACCCAGACTCTTATCCACCCACAGACCCCAAGTTTATTGTCAATTCCACGTTAGGAATCATGGCAAGAGAGCTGGAAATGCAGCAATTATCGGGATTACTCTCCACCACACAGGGTAATACGGTGGGTTACTGGATGTTGATGAGAAGTATTTACGAACACACGAGTACGTCTAATCGCGAGCAAATGATTAAAACGGCTGATGAAATGCTCCAAAAAGCCCTTAATCCGCAGCCAGACCCAATGCAACAAGCTAAAATGCAGACTGACCAGCAGAACGCTCAGAATGATGCGGCTAAACTTCAGATAGAGAAGTCCAGAGCTGACACCGAAAGAATGAGGGTTGAGAAAGAGATTATGATGATGCAAGAGAGCATTAAGAAGCTCGAAGCAGAAGTTAAGCTCACTGACACCAAATCAGAGCAAATCCGCCGCAGTACTATTGTTGAAACCGAACAAGCCATCAAACAGCAAGAGAACAAGATTAAAGAGCTTGAGCAGAAAGATGAAGAATTGCGGTTAAAGAGCAAGGAACTGGATGTTAGGATTGTTATCTCACAAAATGAAATACTAGCTGAGAAAGATGCCCAGGAGAAAGAAAAGGCCACCGCCAATAAAACAACTTAGCGTTGAGTATCACGCAGAGCGGATAGAAGACTTGAAATATTACATCGCACGGAGCGGTTTATCCAAGCGATCCATTAGTAAATCATTGGGTCTTAACTATGATTGGCTACCTCAAGTCGTTGGCAATCGGTTCAAAAGACCATGCGACCAGAGAATTTCTGTTATTATCGAATACATTAAGGATTATGAAAGGTTACAGAGTTACTACTATACTCTAGCCAAAATGTGCAAACCCAGAAAATCTCGATGAGTCGCTATTTTTCATACGATACAGATACAAAATTAGCCTGCTCCTGCTGCGGGGCTAAACGCATGTCTCCAGCGTTCCTTGATATGCTCGACCAAATCCGGGCAGATGTCGGCGAAGTTTTTATTGTCACTAGCGGTTACCGTTGTAAGCGACACAACCAGAAAGTCAGCAGCACTGGTGAGAATGGGCCTCACGTGTCTGGCTGCGCGGTTGATATAAAAGCCGATAGCAGATTGCGCTTTCTCATTATAAAATCAGCCATCAAACACGGCATCACTCGTATAGGTGTTGCCCAGACGTTCATCCACTTAGATTCACTCGATGAGCTACAAGGATTTCCATCCCCTAGAGTGTGGAGTTACTAATGTTTTCAGGTATATTTTCAGCAGTTAAAAGTGTATTAGGATTCTCTAATGCAGGTAAGGGTGCCGACAACGTGATGAAAGTCGCCAGCGGGATTGGCGGTTGGATTGACGGTCAGCAGTTCACAGAACAGGAAAAGGCAGAGTTCTCCGCCAAGATGATTGGTCACTATGGAACATTCATGGAGTCCACGGTCGGGGAGAACACCCAGCGGTCAATCACCCGGCGAGACTTGGCCATCTGGATTATCCGCACTGAGATTATCTTGTTGGTCGTCAGTGTCATACTTCAGAAAATCGACCCGGAGTGGGGACGTTACGTATACATGATATGCACTGAGAGTCCTTTGGGCTTACTGACCCTCGGAGTCGGTGCCTTCTTTTTCGGAACCCATTTAGTACGTGCAGCGCAGGGTAAATAAATGAGCAAAACAGAGATTGTCATCATTGCCGTAGTTGCGTTAATCGCA